GCTTCCAATTGTTCATCGTCGGCAATGTGTTCTTGCAAATTGCTAGCATAGTTGGCTAATTTCATTAGCTCTTGCTTGGCCATTGCGCCTTCTTGGTCGACCATGCCCATTTCTGGTCCTTCGTCGCCCATTTCTTGATCCATTTCTGAATCCATATCTTGACCCATTTCTGGATCCATGTTGTCTAATTCTGCTGGCATGAGTATACTCCGTTGTCTTTATATATTTATCGTTTGACGCTTCCGCCCGTCAATAGATTTGCATTCATATCTAAGGCGTTTTTTGCTGTACCATCTTTGTTTTTAGGTTGTTTAGGGGGTTTATTTTTATAAACTGCACCTACTCCCACGTTGGCTGCACTGGTAGCACCTGCTGTGGCTGATTCAGTAACAGGGGCTCCTGTTAGATGCACAGTCCACTTTTTACCAGAACTTGCTGATTTCTTCTCAGCCCAGTCTTTCATATGACGTAGATATTTCCATTCTTCTGGACTATCGGCTGTGCCCTTGCAAGGAACAACCTTCCAAGTTTTACCATTGATAGCAATAGCAATGTTGTTGGTTTCGTGTGCAAGTTCTTGTTCTAAGCCGCGATGATCGTGTTCTCGACCAAACCCTGTGCGATTGTCGTCGTAGTTTCTGCGTCTACTAAAGTTTTCGTCTAGATCTGACATTTTCATATTTTTCTTTCTCCAGTCATATAAGGCAAACTAAACCATAACTTGAACCATTCTGGGGTTCCTGGTTGTATATTTTGCTCTCGTTGTATGCGGCCAGTTTCGTTACCAGTAACACTGATATTACTGCCTTGGTTTGCACGGTATTCGTGTAGTCTAGCTTCACCACCTAACCCGCCCATGCCTGACAAAATCTTTAATTCTTGTACAGGATCTGCGGGATCAAGATAGCAGTCATCTGCACTGTCTTGATTCAAATCTTGCGTGGTGATTCTATATTGTTTCATTTCAAACTTGATCTCAACATCCAGCTGTGCTTTTTGTGTGCATCTTGACGATCAGCTAAGAAATTACTTAGTCCATGATCACCAGCGGTTTCCGCCATGTCAAATGTGATACGGAATATGTTTGCCATGCGTTCACTATCTGCCAGTAATTCTTGTAACATAGCGTTCCATTCTAACACTTCGTTTTCGTCTTCAACTTTGGTAAGCATACTGAACTTTTGTAAACTTGCCGGTGCATACACTTGTAGTGCGCGAAGTTGTTCAGCAAATGTATCGATACTTCCATAAACTTCTGTATAGATGCGTTCAAACAAATCGTGTAGTTGTCCAAACAATGGCCCTTCTACATTCCAGTGAAAGTTCTGCGCTTTAATAGCAAATGCATACTCACTGGCAAATGCTGTTTTTAATGCTAAATGATATTTCTCGTCCATGTTAAATTCCGTATTTGTTTCGTTTAACTTTTGCTACTGCGCTAGTTTTATTGGTATCAGCCATTTCTTCACTGCGTTTACCTGTCCAGTTTTCAATAGTTCCAGCACCCACTTGTAGTGCAGCGGCTTTGACCATGTCGTATTCTTCTTGAGTATAACTTGAAATCAACGGGTCTCCGCCGATCCAGTTGTCTGCGGCCATCTTGGTTGGATAGTCTGGTGCACCTGCAAGAGCAATTCCCATTCTATAATTTTTGTACATACTACCAGTGGACATATTTAATCCAGGGATAGTAGTGGCATTTCTCATTGCAGCTTTCTTTGCAGCATCAATTGGCTTGGTTCCACCTTTGCCCACTTTGCCAGCGGATCCTTCTTTTACAAATTGATGTGCTCTCATTTCTCTTAATATTTTATTAACTTGTTTAACTGATTTGTTTTCTAAAGTTTTACCATAAACTTGTTGCTGTTTGATCCATTGTTGTAGTGTAGTGTATTCACTGGCACTAAACTGTGGTTGTATGCCTTTGCTTTTGGCGTCTTTGATACGTTGCAAATACATTCTTATGTGTGGAGGAGGAAGATCATCTGCAACATTATCAGCGGCTGTTGCGGCTCTCATAGATGACAAACTGCTGGTAGGCTTTTTAACAGTAGCAGCTTTTCCTAACAGACTCATTATGCCTTCATCTGCTACTTTTTCTTTTTTGGGTTTTTTAGCAACTTTACCAAACTCGGGATCTGACATACGTTGTTGTGCTTTGGTCATTAAATCAAGAACTTGATCGTCACTTACTTCGGGGCTCATAGCATCGCGCCATGTTGCGAACTTTTCTTCTTCGCTCTTGGTAGGATCCATCAGCACAGCTCGCATGGGCGTAGCACGTGGTCCTTCTTCATCTTTGCTAGGGTCGTTGGTTTCTTGACGAGCAATCACATTCAAACTGTTGAATGAGTACATTGTTTCGCCAGCTTTGTTTGGAACACCGTTGTATTGCTTGACGTAACTCAATGCCTTGACTTGGTCTTCGCCTACTACCACGGTCACGTCAGTATATCCGTGTTTGTCTAATCTAGTCAACACACGAGTTAGATCGGGCATTTCGTCAGTGGCAGTGTGAAAGATATGTCCGTGTTTTGGAAATACTTTTTTATAAATCTGCATCTTTTCTTCAGGTTTGATAGGATCGTCTTTGCCCACAGTGCGGCTAACAACAAAATACGGATCAGCGCCTTCTTCAGCAGCTTGAGTAATAACACTACTAGCCAGATACATGTGGCCTTTGTGACCCATGCCACGACCCCACCCTACCACAGCGGCTTTGCCTTCTCCTGTACGATTTAAAAATTCACGTAATAACATCAGTCTTTCCTTGGAGCCCAGTTGGCTTGGTCAATGGTTTTAACAAACTGTCCTGGCAAATCGTTTTTAAACTTGCCGCCAGGATGTGCTTGTACATACCCTTCTGGTTTGGTTTGTCTAATACCACCGTGTGTGCCACTGCTCAACGCATTGATTACTTTCATTTTTTCATGTGTCAGCAATTCCACAGCAGTTAAAATAGCATCTAATCCTGGATGACTTAAAACTTTTTGTGCTTGACTAGCACTTAATTTTTGATTGGCCCATTGTGCAAACTTTTGTTTAACACCCGCTACACGTAAATTTTGATTGAAGAATGTGTACAACACATCACCGGGTTTACTTAAACCAGGCTGTCCTGCAACAAAACTATCAATAGCAGCCTTGTTTTGTTTAATAAACGATTCAGTATGTTTTAAACCTGAATCATCAACTTTTGGCGAATGTTCAACATAAGTTGTGCCTTGCACAATAACATCTGGTTTAGATAATTTATCCGCATTGGGATAACGTGTTTCATCTGCACCTATGTTTGTGTAGTATCCAGTAGCGGCCACCATTAGTTTTGCTTTGCTGATTCGAACACCCAACTTGCTTTTGGCTGGAATATGAAAACTGGTTATGTTGGGAGTGAAGTCATATTCGTTTGTGCTGGGATTTAATCTAGCAGGTTGAATAGGACTGAACAATATGCCGCCTTCGATGTAGCCTTTCTTGGGACTAATCTTTTCAAAGTAAGGCCATAGTTGTGCTAACCCAACTGCAAAGTCTTGACGTTGTTGTTCTTGTCCAGGTTGCACATTGCCTGTGCCTAATATAAACTGTGACACATCATCTGGGTCGTTCATCATGGTGCGAACCCCGGATTTGGTTTCGGTAGTGCCTCGCTTCACATAATCCCAAGCGTTCTTTGGAAACATGTGGAACTTGCCATTCTCGTCTCTGCCCCAGTACACTACTGGACTGCCGTCCCATTTTAGTTCAATGCTTCCACCTTTGCTAGTCATATGTTGCAATCGTTCGATAGCATGTAATCCGCCAGTGCTACCATTGGTAAACACTAGGTCTTCGATGTGTTGATACTTGCGACCCACAGCAGGTGCTGCAGCCTCTAGCAATGATGTGGCCGGCCCACGCAACGGAGTGGCTGACCAACTGGATCCAGATGTGGCTGCATCGTGTACTTGTTGTTTTAATGCAGGATCTTTAATTGATGACATGATGCTTTCTGCACTGCCAAGATCAGTACCAGTGTGTCCTGGTCCTAACAATATCGTAGCTATTTCATCCCAGTCATCAGACAACAATTCTGATTTCTTTCTATTGGCATCTCTAGCATATAATCCTTCGTCCGGCGACCACAACATGTTTTTGGCACTGGCCAAGGCGCTCATTACCACTTGCTTGTGTACACCTTTGTAAGGACTGCCGCGTGGAATAATGTGTTGATGGAACTTGCTTACTTTTTCAGCTTTACGAACAACTTTGATATCGCATTGATAAAATTGTCCTTCGTATGGAAATTTAATATGTACAGTTACTCCAGCTTTGTAAGTTGCTGGAACGCCGTTGTCTAACAAAAACTGCTCCAATGCCTGACGAGCTGCTTTGTCGTCCTCGGGCAATTTTTTAGTAGCTGGTATTTTAAAATATTGTTTGACTTGATCCATGTCAACACTAACATCCAAGTCACCAGTTTTGTGTTCTGGTTCTGGATCTTGATTGGCACCACTGCCTTGCAAGTGCAACGGGAAGCCAGCATCTCGCAAGTATGAGTTAACTTCGGCCAACAGTGCTTGAACCATGTCTGGAGTGGGATAAAAATCAACAGTTTCGGGCCAAATATTTCCACCGCCCTCTAACAGAGATTTTTTAGGATTGACAAATAGTTCGCGTAGTAACATAGTTAATCCTTGTACTTTCCGTCGCTGATGTGTTCTTTAAATTCTTCGTGTAATTTTTCGCAAACCTTCTCACATAACTTTTTATCAATTTCATCGTCTAATTCACGAATAGGGAATTTTTTAATGTACAGTTTGTAACTGCTTTCTACTGCTGGCTTGAACGCACTTTTGCTTGTGGTGTTTTTGCTTTTAACTTTGTCCAAGCAATTGGCAAGAACAGGGTACAAATGACGTCGATACACTGTGTCGTCGTTGTGCATGAAATGCATTAAATCTTCTGCTAGGTCAAAATTGATTTCGCGCTTGTCGCCCTTCTTATCAACGAACTCTTCGCTGTCGAAATTTGTACCTTCTAATAGTTCTTGTATGCGCATTTTTAAACCCGTAATGTAGTATCAGCAGATAACTCTGCGGCTAGAGTATTTATCGCTTTTACAAACAACAAGCTATGCTTTGATGATGCGCTCAACTTTGGAAATAGACCCGCCTAGGTGCATTTTAGCCATCAGCAAGTTGTTGTCACCTGTGATATAGAAGTGGGTGCCGCCCCAACTGCGGGCCTTGCCCAAGTCACGTATGCAACTCTTTGTTAACTTACACTTTTTATTAGTACTGGCCCATGCGATAAATGCAGTATTTTCTTGTACAGTTTTACCTAAGGTGACTCTATAATCAAAGTTCATCTTGGGCATGATAACAGTGTTGTTGGTTAACAAACTGTTTTTTGGAGGAACACAGATGTATTTTACATTGTTTGGGTCCAACTTGGCCAACATGTCTATATCTTTCTTGTTGTTAGAATATATACTGACCCATGGACTTTCTACCCTAAGATCGATGTTTTGTACCTTGCCAAGAGCAGTATGCAGTTTAAAAGCATAATCCAAGTCTTCTTGGGTTTTAATAAAGTTACTGCGCCAGTTTGATTTTTTTGATGTGATATCAATCTCAGACAATTTGGCCAGTACATCGCTCAAGTCGTTACTACGAAAGAAGTGCGCACCAGCACATACCAATACTATTTTGTACTGGTATGTGTTATGGAACAATCTTCTTGTAGTTTTATACAGCATTTTCTTCTATGGATATGCTTTCAGTACTGATTGACAACAACGGAACTTTGGGTTCCTTGGGCGTGGCTACTATCGCAATCTGATCTTTATCAATGGTGATAGATGCGACACCGCCGTTTTTCAAAGCACCGAACAACATCATCTTGGCAAGGTTACGTTTGATTTCCTTATCAATAACACGTTGCAATGGACGAGCACCCATCTTGCTGTCAAATCCTTTTTCAATTAACCAGTTAATTGCTTCCTTGTTAATTTTAACTTTGATGTTTTTGTCTTTAACTTGTGCTTTGAGTTCGTCAACAAACTTGTTAACAATCTTAACCATTGTTTCTTTTGCCAGCTTGTTGAATGTGATAATTCCATCCAAACGATTGCGGAATTCAGGTGTAAAGAACTTTTTAAGGTCTTTGTCGCTGTAATCTTTTTCCTGGGCACCAAATCCAATTGCGTTCTTTTCTGCGTCATTAGCACCGGCATTGGTGGTAAGAATAAGAATCAAATTACGGCAATCTGCTTGTTTTCCATTTGAACCAGTAATAAAACCATTGTCCATCATCTGCAACAAAACTGTGCTAACGTCTGGGTGTGATTTTTCTACTTCATCAAACAACAGCACAGCATTTGGGTTCTCTTGAATCTGAGTAATCAGCAAACCTGCATTTTCTTCAAAGCCAACATAGCCCGGCGGGCTACCGATCAATTTACTGATGCTGTGTTTCTCTTGGTATTCACTCATGTCAAAACGTAGCAATTTAACACTGAGATGTTTGGCCAATGCCTTGGCTGTTTCAGTTTTACCACAACCAGTTGGGCCCATGAACACAAACGATCCAATGGGTTTGTTTTCACTCTTGAGGCCGGCCTGCGCCACAATAATCTTGTCCACAACTTCTGTAAGAGCTAGATCCTGTCCGTAAACTTCATCTTGTAAATTGTCTTGCAATTGGGCCAAATTATTTGATTCTGTTTCCATAATCTTTTCTTCTGGCATTTGTATCATCTTGGCCAGTTCAAACTGAATTTCACGTTCACCGATAATTCGTTCGTCTGCAAGTTTTAGATTAAAACGACTACAAGCCACATCAATCAAGTCAATTGCTTTGTCTGGAAGTTTCTTATCCGTTTGATACTTGACACTCAACTTGACAGCTGCGTGTAG